AGAACTTGGTAAGTTGGAGGCTCAATTTGAGACGATGACTAACAAGTACGAAGCAAGAATTGAAGCTTTGGAGAACGAGAACAACTCGCTCCTTGAAGCTGTGACATCTTTTGAAGATAAGTTCGCTGGTGTTTCTGATTTGAAGGAAGCCATTGAAATGATTCAAAAGCACATCGCGTCTATGGGAGAGTCTCAAGAAGAGAACGCTGCTGTAGAAGAAGATGAAGAAGAAGAGATGGCTCATACTCCAGAACACAAAGAGGAGGAAGAGAAAGAAGAAATGAAAGATGACAAGTACGAAGCTACTGAAGAAGTTGCCGAGGAAGTCTCTGAAGAATTTACTGCTGAAGAAGAAACTAACGAGTTGGAAGTTGAGGAGCAATTTGCTGCTGAACAAAAGGCTGAAGAAGTTGCTGAAACAGTAGAAGACAAGACAGTAGTTTTTAATGGTATCACTTCTGAAAAGGTGAATATTATTAACGACTTCTTTAACAGAAAGTAATATTGTAAATTAATTAAACGAATCTTTTTTAAAACTTATATAAAATGAGTATATTTATTTCAAACTTGCCATACGGTGACCGTCGTCCAGACTTGTTCATTGACGCTATGGTAAAATCAGCGGCTGTACTTAACCGCTTCCGTCTAATTGATGGTGTAAAAGCTAAAGTAAACGTGCCTATCTTTGACGCAGCTCTTACCTTCGGTAGCGACTTGTGTGTATTTGATTCTCAATCTACTGCTTCAGTAGGTGAAAAAGAGATGACTGTTGAGACTTACAAGTGGGCTTTCTTAAACTGTAAAGATGCTCTTGAGTCTTCTTACCGTGGTCTTCTTTTAAAGAAAGGTCAGCACAACCCAGAGACTATGGACGCAGAGTTCAAGGATTGGGTATTTGACTACTTCGCTAAATTGTCTGCTCAACAAGCATTGAGAATTGCAGGTACTGAATTGACTACTGAAATGGCTGCTGATACCGCTGTATTGGAGTACCCAGTTGCTGGAGCTATCACTTCTGCTAACGTACTTGACAAATTGGAAGGTGCTTACGAAACAATGTCTGACGTTATGTTGGCTGCTGTTTACGGTGATGCTGACCGTGATTTCAAACCCGCTATCTTCTTGGGAACTGCTGCTATGCAAGCTTACCAAATTGCAATCGCTGGTTTATACACTACAACTCCACAAGGTGTTGTAGAAGGTGGTGTACCGAACTACTACGGTATGGAAGTTATTCACTTCCCATCTATGCCTGCTGACCAATTTGTGATTTCTGCTCCACAGAACATCGTAATGTTGACTGATGAGTACAATGACGTTCGTGCAATTGATATGAAGTACGAAGCTGAATTGTCTTCTGATAAAATCTGGGGTCAGTTTAAGTTAGGTTTCTCTTACTTGAAAGGTGAAGAGATTGTCTACGCTGCATAATAATAACTAACGGAAGGGCCTTGCGCCCTTCCTTAATACCCTATAACAAATGGCTTGTAATGTAACTCTTGCTAACGATATTACCTACTCTTGTGATGACATCGCAATTGGTGGTATTGTTAAGCTTGGTTTGGTAAATAAATCAGACCTATTTAAAACAGGTGGCGCACTTGAAAACGCTACCGTAGATAATAGTGACCGTGAGATTAGCGGGACTATTGTTGCTATTGACGCAGCAGATGGTATTGAGATTAGCTTTAACAATAAAGACGGATTCTCTGTATTCAGTGAAGTAAAAACTGTAAGCGCTGACGGTGTTGTATCTTGTGTGCCTACTATTTCTGTAGAGCTTCCGAAGATGACTCCTTCTAAAGTATCTGAACTAAACAAAATTTCTAAAGGTGGTGCTGAATTAGTTGCTCTTGTTGAGACTGCTGCTGGAACTTACCACGTTGTTGGTTTGGACTACGGATTGTACGCGGGTACTGTTGACGCTAACTCTGGAACTGGTCGTTCTGAAAAGAACCGCTTCCAATTGACCGTAACTGGTGATGAGCTTGGTCTTGGTTTCTCTCTTGCGGAAACTGGTGGTGACCTTGGTAAAGCTAACTGGGATACCTTAACTGGTAGCATCCTTGCTTAATAGCAATCTTGTAAATTAACACAAGGGGGTGAGGCGAAAACCTCGCCCTTTTTTATTTAAGAATATATGGCTTTCAATTGTAGCATTTTATTAAGCGATATTGATATCAATTGTAACAAACGAGTTACAGGTGGTATCAAGAAGGCTGTCCTATTATTACAAAAAGACTTGACCATTACCTTTAACCCTCTTGATGAGACGCAGGTAACACAAGTTGATACGGTTGATACCGTAAAGTTTGAGCATAACCCAAAGGACGGGACTACAACCTTTACAGAGAACAAGAACACTTCTAATGGATTGGGTGTTGTTTCTACTGATATTACTATCCAAGCTCCTGCTGTAGACAACAAGGTAAATCAAATAGACCTTATGAGCCGCAGAGAAGACATCTGCTGCGTTCTTTTACATAACAACGACACTGTGACTATCAGTGGATGGATGGACGGCTTAACGATGAACTATGAGGCTAACAGCGGTACAGGTAC